AAGCCTATCAGGGCGCGTTCGAGCTTATTGGCAATATACCCGCCCCGAAGGTGACTGAGCCTGACGTGTTGAAGCTCCTAGAGGCCGACGCGGACTGGATCGAGGAGCATCACGAGGACATCTGCAAGGGCAACCGCGCAGTGGCCAACCTTGTCGACGGCGTCACGGAAGTGTATCTGACCACCGTGTATAAGCTGCGGAACCTGAAATAGTGGAATTCGACATCAAAACCATTGTCACCGTGCTGGTCTTCCTCGGCGGCCTGATCACCGTCTGGGTAAACCTCAACAGCAGACTGACGCTGCTTGAGGCGCGTCTTGGCTTTGGTGACGAGAAGTTCAACGCCATCGACAAGAAGTTCGACGAGGTGATGATGCACCTCCGTCGGATCGAGGATAAATTGGATAACAAGGCGGATAGGTGATGAAGTGGTTTCTGCTACCCCTCGCGGCTTTGGCCCTCGTTGGCTGCAAAGACCGCTATCGGTATGACTGCCAAGACCCTGCGAACTGGCAGGAAGAAATCTGCAAGAAGCCTAAGTGTATTGCTATGGGCTACTGTACCGAGTGGTTGATAAATACAGGTGAAGAAAATGAAGCCGACTAACGAATGGTCGCCAGAGGAACTGCTGCGTTTCATCGTCGGCATCGTACTTTCGCTGACGCTTACGTTCATTGTAGCTACAGTATTATACTCGCTGGTGTTTGTATCGCAGCCGATGGAGGGGCAGTCCCCTAACGACGCTGAGTTTTTTAAGCTGATTAACCCAATAGCGACGTTCATTGTCGGGGCATTGGCAGGACTTATGGCTGGGCAGGGCAGCGGCTCGATCAAGCCGAAGCCACCAAAAAAAGGAGAATGTGATGAGCTTCCTGAATAGTTTTGAAAGTAATAAAGACGGCACGAATGATACCATCGAGTTTGTCATTCGCGTGGCTATTGTCACCTTGTCTGCCGTTATCCTTGTGGTTGTGCTGGCGCTTGCCGTTGGCCTGTTTGTGTCAAATGACGTTGTTAGCAGCGCAGCTATCCTTGAGACGGTCAACCCTGCGTTCCAGACGATCATCGGTGCGTTTGTCGGTCTGCTTGGCGGCCTGAGCCTCAACGCCAATGCACGGGACAAAGAACCTGAGCCAGAAGCGCCGACACCAGAAGCGCCGACACCGGAACCAGAACCAGAAGTCGGTGAGTATAATCCTGTGCCGTTGGTCCGCCCTGCTGGGACGATCTTCCCTAAAGGCGACATTGAAGAAGACGAGGACGACGACATGGAGCCTTGGGAGAAGTACCGCAACGACCTGCGCTATGACGCCAATGGCGATGGCGTGGTTGATGAGGCTGACTTTCCTGACTGGCGCAACCCAGCAACGTAATGGCGGGCGAACTCTCCACCGTTGAACTGATTGGGCAGCTTTGGCCTATCGTGTTGGCGTTTATTACGTTGACAATCATCCTTGCCAAGATGGATGTGCGCCTCGCCGTGGTTGAGGAAAAGATTAAGACGCTCTTTGAGTTATGGAATAATAGGAAGGATGATAAATGAGCCTTGTAACCCTTCAACAGAAAATAGGAGTGACGGCAGATGGCGCATTCGGTCCGGGAACATTTAAGAAGGCTGCGGCTTTCTATAAGTTATCACCCGATCGCGCAGCGCATTTCTTTGCTCAAACGGCGCATGAAAGCGGCGGCTTCAAAGCGTTCAGCGAAAACCTCAACTACGGAGCCAAAGGGCTTCGCGGCATCTTTGGTAAATATTTCCCGACTGATGCAATGGCTAGATCATACGAACGTCAGCCGCAGAAAATAGCCAACCGCGTCTACGCCAACCGCATGGGCAATGGGCCTGAAAGCAGCGGCGAGGGCTGGCTTTTTCGCGGTCGCGGAGCCTTGCAATTAACGGGCAAGTTTAATTTCAAGGCGTTCTCCGATTATATCGGTAGGCCGGACGTGATGACCAACCCCGACTTGGTTGCTACGGAACTGGCCTTCGAGAGCGCCCTGTGGTTCTTCGACAAGAACAAGCTCTGGTCGATCTGCGATCAAGGCACCGGCGATGCTGCCATCCTCGCGCTGACAAAGCGGATCAATGGCGGCACGCATGGCCTTGACGATCGTAAGGCAAAGACGAAGAAGTACGCGACATGGCTTTAATCAACCCAATTATGATATATGGATTGGCAGGCGCTTTAATCATTGGCGCTGCTTCTGGGTACAAAGTCCGTGATTGGCAGTGCGATGCAGCTTTTGCAAAGGCGCTGGAGAAGGCTGAAAAGCTACGGGTCAAAAAACAAGAGGTAGTAGACAATGTTTCGCAAACCTACGAAGTTGAACGAGATCAAGCCAATGTGGTGGCAACCGAACGCACAAACACCATACGTGAAATATACAAAACGGCTCCTGCCGTTCCTGTTGATTGCGCTGGTTCTGATGCTTTGCGCAGGGTGCTCGAAGGCGGTGTCCGTGACGCCAATGCCGCTACCACCGGCAAACCTAGCGGCGAAGTGCCCGACACTTCAAGACCCGCCACTCGTACTGATTGACCCTGAGCGCGCGCTTTGGGAAGCTGACATCATTGCAAAGTATACGGACTGTAGTGTAAAGCACCGCTTGACGGTTAAAGCATGGACAGACGCAGTAGCTGTAAAATGATAAAAACAGGTTTTCTGGTGCGCAAAACGTAAAAAACTGATATAGGGGCACGTTATGGCCACTGCGATGACATTCACGACGTTGAAACAAGACGTGCAGCGCTACCTTGAGCGCGGCAACACACTCGCGTCGGACCCCATTGTCTTTGAACAAATCCCGCGTCTGATCAACCTCGCCGAGCGTCGCATCGCCCGCGAGCTGAAAGTCGAGGGTTTCATCAACGTCGTGACCGGCACGCTCTCTGCGGGTCAGTCTGTCTACCCCAAGCCCGATCGCTGGCGCGACACCGTGTCGATCAACATCGGCACAGGCGCTACGTTCAACAACCGCAAAATCATATACTCCCGCGTCTACGAATATCTTCGTTCCTACTGGCCAAACGCCTTGGAGACGGACACGCCGCTGTTCTACAGCGACTATGATTACAGCCATTGGCTGTTCGCGCCGACGCCGGACGCAGAGTACCCATTCGAAATCCTGTACTACGAACTGCCGCCCTTGCTCGACGAGAGCGTGCAGACGAACTGGATTACAGAATACGCCCCGCAGCTTCTGCTTTACGGCACGCTGGTTGAGGCAACGCCGTTCCTGAAGAACGACGAACGCATCCCAGTTTGGCAGAGCATGTACGACCGCGCGGCGGCAATGTTGAACGGCGAAGACCTCGCCAAAATCCTAGACCGATCCGCCGTGCGTAAGGAGGCATAATGTCCACTTCATTTACACAAGTTTTTGGTGGTACAACGATCTACCCCTCAGACGTATCGTATCTCCCACTTGCGCTGACCAGCGACATATCCCTCGAGTGGCCGCTTGAGGCCACCACCGGCAATAACGTCGTCGCCCGCATCATCGACATCACGCCAACCGGCCCGTACACTGTCACGCTTCCCGACGCGATGTCAGTCGGCGTCGGCCAGACGATCCTGTTCAACAACCTCGGCCCCGACACAATCACTATCGACAACGCCGCAGGCAACGCGATCCTGAGCATCGGCGCGGGCGAGCAGTGGCAGTGCTACCTCATCAGCAACACCACCATTGGCGGTGTCTGGCGCACTTTCCGTTACGGCGCTGCCGTCGCGCAGGCGCAGGCCGCCGCATTGGCTGGCGCTGGTCTGGTTGCCTCTGGGTCGACCCTCGCACAGAATTACGAAGTCGTTGACTTCTCGATTACGCCATACAGCCTCACGGCCCCTGACCGCGCAAAGGTCTTTGTCTGGAACGGCGGCCTCGGCACGATGAACCTGCCTACCGCTGTCGCCGCTGGCGACGGCTGGTTCGTGCAAGTCCGCAACGGCGGTCAGGGCGATCTCACCATTGACCCGTCTGGCTCTGAGCTTATCAACGCCGCGTCCTCGCTTCTCTTGCAGCCGGGCGATAGCGCCGTCATCGTCAGCGACGGCGTCCAGTGGTACACCATCGGCCTCGGTCAGCAGGCGGTCTTCGCCTTCGACTACACGACCATCGCCGTCACTGGCGGCACGTACACACTCTCTGGCTCCGAGCTGAACCGTATTGCGTACAAGTTTACAGGCACGCTCTCGTCTAACGTCAACATCGTTGTGCCCGCAACGGTGCAGCAGTACTGGGTCAACAACGCCACGACGGGCGCGTTCACGCTTGGCGTAAAGACATCCAGCGGCGCGGCTACTTTGGTCACGCAGGGCGCGACGGCCATCCTGTACTGCGACGGCACGAACATCATCTCGGCGACTACCTCGGCGGCCTTTGCGGGCACAGTCCCCATTGCACAAGGCGGCACGGGCGCGGTTACCGCACCCTCGGCGCTGACCAACCTCGGCGGTACAGGCATCGGCACGGCGGTCTTTACGGCATCCACAACCGCTGCGGCCCGCTCTGCCATTGCGGCGGCTGGCTCTGGCGCTAACTCCGACATCACGTCACTGACGGGCCTCACGACGCCACTGAGCGTCGCGCAAGGCGGAACCAACGCGACGACAACTGGTGCCGCGCGCACGAGCCTCGGCGCGGCGGCGAGCGGCTCTAACGCAGACATCACGGCGCTCACCAACGCGGCAGGCATTCAGATCGGCGCTCCCACAGGGGGCGCACTGGGCGCGGGCACCA